ATGTGATTGATAAAATAATTTATAAATTCTTTGCTGCACTTGATAAGTTCAGTGAACATTTAGATAAAGTATTCTTTCCTAGGAAGAAGAAAAAGAAATGAAGATAAGTGAAAATACATCTGTTGCTATGCCAATTAAAAATATGGTTGGTATTATCATTGGTGTTGCTATGGGTATCTTTGCTTATACTGAAATCACTGCTAGACTTACTTCACTTGAAACTTCTAGAGAATTAATGAATGCAGATTTATTAAAAGCTAGTGAACAAACTACAGTAGATAAAGAACAATTTTTATTATTAGAAGATCTTTATGAAACTGTAGAAAAACACCAAGAACTTTTAGACAAAAATATTCACAATCAAGTCATGCTTCAACATATTGAAAAAATGCTTGATAAGGCTTTAGAAGATATTGAACAATTAAAAGATCAAAATAGAGAAATGAAATATACTAATGGTACACACTAATGATTGAAACAGTAGTAGCTTTATTAATGATAGTAAACAATGAGATCAAAGAGCATAGAATACAATCATCTATGAGTGAATGCTTGAAGGGTAAGAGATATGCCGAAAGATCAGAAACAGGATCAAACATTAAACATCAATGTATAAAATCTAAAGCAGAAACAGAATTAAATATTGATGGTAGTAAATCAATTAAAAAACTTATATTAGAATAATATTATGGCAAAAGATAAACAACCACCAAGAAGTAAAAAGTATTATAGATCTACAAAGTCTGGTGCAGGAATGACCAGAGCTGGTGTTGCTAGATATAGAAGAGAGAATCCTGGATCAAAACTAAAAACTGCTGTAACAGGTAAAGTTAAAAAAGGTAGCAAGGCAGCTAAACGTAGAAAGAGTTTTTGTGCTAGATCTGCAGGTCAAATGAAAAAATTTCCAAAGGCAGCTAAGAATCCTAATTCAAGATTAAGACAAGCTAGACGTAGATGGAAATGTTAATATGAAAAAAAAAGGATGGAAGAAACAAAATTCTGTACGTCTTTGTGGTATCTGTGAAGAATGTAACAAAGAACTATTGAGTAATGAAGGCGGATGGATTATAACTCATACCAAGAAGTATTTTTGCCATGATGGTAAAGATGG